GCCCACTTCAAAGGGCTTGTCGAAGTCAACCTTCTTCTGCGTGGTGCCGGCAATGATGTGCGAGTGCCGGACCCGGAGGTCACCGGCGTGCAGCCACGCCTTCGTCATGTTGTCGGCCCGCAGGAATTTGTTGAGACTGAAATGCGTGCCAGCGTTACTGGCCGCCACGATCTCGGTCTGTACGATGAGCTTGGCCCTGCGGCTTGAGAACTTGTAGCTGTCCTTTAGGTCCCGGGCAACAATGTCCGATGAGGTACCATCCCGGAGGGCCCGGTCCAGTGACCTCCGAATCCCGTCTCGCGTGGCCGTTGAAATGGCGGTGACCTTGGCGGCGGTGGTGGTTTTGTTGTACTGGACCAACTCGGGCATGTCGTTCAGTTCGACGGCATCGAACTCGTCTTTGACCTGCGCACGCGCCCGCTTGGCAAAGTGGAGTCCGACGGTATCGTACAGACTCCGAATCACCGAGGCAAGCTTCTTCAGTTCTCGCTCGGCCGCCCGGCCAATGTGTAATGGGGTTGACCCGGCACGATAGTCAGCCAGGGCGGCAGACCTTGCCCGTGCCAGAATTGGAATCATGCGGCGAATGAAGGTGGCCTCGAAGGCCCGTCGCTGCTTCTCGATGGCCTTGAACTCCATTAGCACACTTGCCACGTGCGGGTCATAGTCGTCCTCATCCAGTGGGTACAGCTCGTTCAACGGAGGGTGAAGGTAGGCCAAGGGCGCAAACGCGCCGCGAACGTACTCGGCCACCGACCGGGGCTTGCCACTTAGGCTTTGCTTGCTCATAGACGCTCCCACACGGACAGGTAGGGTTCGGGATGGAGTTACCCGCCCCGAACCGTTAGAATCGCAACCAGAGGTTCGCTACGACCAGAACGATTAGAACAGCGTACCACCTTGGTTGAATGTGCTTCAAGTAAGTCATAGGGGTTCCTTAGGCGTCGCCGTCCTCGACCGGGTCATCGACACCTTCATCATCATCGACTTCCGGCTCCTCGACTGGCTCATCGTCGTCATCGGCTACCGGGACTATGTCGGCAGGGGCTGGTGCCTCAGCGGTACTGATAGGCTGAAGGGTAGCGGGCATCCAAGCCACGTCGCCCCATTCCACATTCGGGAGACCAAGGTGTAGCCGTTCGTTCACGGCATTGATCGGGTATCCCATTTTCACCAGACGTTCCGCCTGCTCCATCTTCTCCCCGAAGGCCTGGCGCATTGCCGGGACTTCCGACAGATCGTAACGCATGACAATGTCGTCACCCCAGAACGGGGCAAGTCTGGTATTGACTCTGGACTGTAGCCAATCCAGCAGTCCCATGATGCTGTCCTCCCAGAACGACAGGCGGGCAACAGAGTAGTTGCTGTACGTCGGGTCCTCCTGCGCACCAACGATCTGAGGTGGCACCCCGTAGATGGCGCAGATCTCATACTTGTTCACGTTGCGCTGCGCAAGGAATTCCATTTCCTTTTGGTTCATCCCCATCTGGTGCCATTCCATGCCGCCCCATAGGACCATCGGGCGGTGCACGTTGTCACCGGAGAACCCATCTTCAAGGCTGTCCTCGATCTCGGACTTCTGTTGCTGTTGAAGGACCTGCGCTGGCACCTTGAGGAATCCACCGGGCACCGCTGAATTGTCAAGGATTGCTTTGTTCCACTTGACGGCTGCGTTCTCGGTCTGCACTGTCCTGGCCGCTGCGGTCAAAGGCGATTGCCCGCGGTACTCATTCAGCGGGTCCATGTACTTCATGTGGATGATGTTGACCGGTTTGTACTTGATCGGTTTGCCCTGCCCCGTGTCGAGTTCGTACCGGTCGATATAGTTGGTCGGGTGTGGCTTCACCGTCATCCAATCCGGGCGCAGGGGGAACAACTGGAAAGGTACAGCCGGCCGGCCGACGTACACGATTTCCCAGAAGCACTCGCCTGCCAAGCCAAGGTTCGTTGCCCAGTTCTCGAAGAATTCCTTGCGGCTGTAGAACGGGTTTGGCTTCTCCATCAGCAGTTCGAGCGGGTGACCCGGCAGTGGTGTCTCCGTGCCATCGGCCGCTTTCTTGTAGGCCTTCCACGGGACGGACGCCACCGCCTCACCGATGGACCGGTTACAGCGGTAGACCCAGACCAGCTGCTTGTAGCCTTCGGTCACCGCCTGCTTGTACGTGAAGTTCCCTTTGCCACCAAACAGACCACCGCTAGTGCCTGACTGGAACATCAGGGAGACGTGCCCTAGTGCTTGCGGGCCTGAGCCCTTCATGCCAAAAAAGTTCTGGATACCTGTAACAAAGTTCATAAGCGCAGTCTCCCTTACTGCCTGTTAATAATCGCGAGACAGCCCGGGAAGTGTTCCCGGACCATGGCCAAACCCCGTGACCGGATATCGGGGACGTCGAACTCGTCCATCCCAAGTTCGGCCCCAATCTCCTCATCGGAGCGGCCTTCAAGGAACGACCGAATGATCACAGTCGCCTCTAGAACCGGTACACGCTCTTCGAGGACCTTGGACACTTTGAGGAACAGTGTGCGCTTATCGATCTCGGCTTCCAAGTCCGTTGTGCTTTCTTGAAGATCGAAGTCGGCAGGGTGCTCAAGCTGAAACCGGGTCGTGTACTTGCGTTCCCTTTGGATCATGTCCAGGATGGCACCACGAATCCGGGTGAAGGCGAACGTGCTAAACTTGGCTCCACGGGTGCCATCAAACAGGGGGATTGCTTTGCTCAGTCCAAACAGGGCCTCCGCCACGACTGCATCGTGGTCCACCCGAATGTCTGGTGGAATGGGGATCTGCTTAACAATGCTCAGCACCAAAGGCATTATGTTTTGGCCTTCGTATAGTACCTCCTGCACCTGGCACCTGCCTGCCGGGACGTAGCTGTCACCGTCCTTCTTCACTTCAATGGGTCGCTCCGCTCTTTGAAATTTCATCGTTGTCGCCTTCCGCCACCTAGCCGGGACACGCCGTATTCGACGGCCGGCTCAAGTGCCAATGTGTTGAACGCACCCGACGTGGCATCCGCCTGATCGTCGTGTTCGTGCTCCATGGTCTGTGTAACCGAACAGATCTCCTGCAGCCATTCGTGGTTCCAAGGTCCATTCACTAGTGTGACGTTGCCACCTTCGGCCTGCGCCGCAAAGGGCCTCCAGCGTACATACTTCGGGCCGCTGGCGCAGATACCCGCAAAGTCATACCCTACCAATTGCCGCAGGTACTGGGCGATAACCGTTTTGCCTGAGGCGCCGGGTTCCTGCTCCATCCTGATACGACAATTCCGCCCGTCCAGCTTGGCTGTAGCCGAGACCAGTTCTTCAACCCGGAGGGGAGACAGGCGGTCGCGGCGCACGTCCTCGATGTACCAAATACCGTTCGGCGCCATGGCCACACGAACGCCGACAGTCCAGTCAGGGTTCGTGGACTTCTTCTTGGCCTCCGTGCCGGCAAGATCCCAGAAGCGCATGCGGCTGCACTCAAAGGGAACGGCCGCGATGTCGCAGTAGTTTTGGAACCATTCGAACTTGAACAGGGCACCTTCGAGACTGGCGTTCCAGTCGCCCCAGCGTCTCTGCGCCCGCGTGATGGGGTCGAGCATCGATAGAGATTCCTCGTACGCCACCTGATCGATATGAGGGTTGTCCTCTAGCAGCGACGGGATAAAAATGCTCTTGCCGCGAACGGTGCTCTTCTCGATAAACCGTTTCTTGGACCATAGGTGGCCCACGCCGCCAGGGTTCGAGGCTCCGCGCATGCGTAGTGGTACCGGGAAGCCGACGGGTTTGCGGAGGCGACCGAACAGGAATGTGTACTGGGACTCAAGGAACTGGGACAGCTCGTCAAACCCAATGAACTGGAAGGCAGCAGAATCGTACTGATACTTGTCGTTCTCGTGTTGCAGGTACCCAAACTGGATCGAGGACCCGGCTGGGAATACATACCGATTGTGTTTGCCTTCCCACTGAGCATCGGTTGCCTGCAGCCACTGGTGCGCACGGTGTAGGATCGAGTCGGCCATGTTCAATTGGCTAAACGTGCGGCGGAGGATCAGTGCGTTGTAACCTGGCACGTCGATGTACTGGAGTGCTGCCATCAGCAGGTAGTCGGACTTGCCACCGCCAGCCGCCCCACCGAAGAATAGCTCCAGATAATCATTCAGGAGCAGCGCACAGGTCTGGCGTTCGGTGGCGATGTGCGGGCAGTACTTGGACATTCGGGGAATGAGGTTCGCCGCCCAGTTAACGCCGGCATCCTCCTGCGCTTGCAGTTGGGATTCATACCCGGCCATAACACCGGCGTCGTACTGTTGTCTGCGCATTTCCATAGATAGGGCACCATCAGAGTTGCCAGGTGCTCCCACTGGAAGCGCGTTACCGTGAATCTCGCTACTGGTACATGGTACGCACAGCTAGTTGACTAAAGTCAACTAGAAATCGCCGGCATGTCTTTTTCTGTTGACAGCCAGGCAAAACCGTGTCACTATGGGTCATGGAACGGCGCAAACCCCAAACCAACAAGCAAGCCAAGGCAGAGGCAAAGAAAGTCCAAGCCGCAAACCCCGGCTCAATCCTGGAGACGAACCGCTGGAAGATTTATGTGTACTTCGTCCGCACGCCGGAGGAACTCATGGCTGCCAAGGCAAAGTACGATTGGGGCGGCTGGCGGATCGTAGCCGAGTGGACCTGCTGGCACGCACGGGAAGCCAGAGAGACTGAGACCCTTTCGGGGCCGGGCTGGTACCGGCAGCCAGTCCTGCGCTAGGCAGGACCCCACAACCCACTGCGCAGGCGGTGGGTATTTTTTTGCCTAAACACTTGACGGCCAGGCAAAACCGTGGTATTTTTAGTCATGGAACAAACATGGTCAGTAATCAAAGAGGCAGTCGGCGGCAAGGACATCTATGTTTTTCAAGGCGGCTATGACTTCCGGGCATATCCGAAAGCGGCCGGCTTCACATGGAAACGGTTCCCGGGCAACCCCGGACGGAAAGTCTGGTGGACCGATGACAGTGCCAAGGCAGCAAACCTTACCAAGGACCCTGCCAAGGCGGTCGAGACCCACAACAAAAAGATCGAAGCCAAGAACGCCGCAACCGAGGCGAGCCGGGCCACCGACGCTAGCATCAAGGTTGACGCGCCCAAAGGTTTCAAGTACTTCCCCTTCCAGCTTGCCGGGATTTGGTGGATCGTAAGCCGGGCCTGCACTCTGCTGGCCGATGAGATGGGGCTGGGCAAGACCATCCAAGTCGCCGGGGCAATCAACTTCGACAAAACCCTCCGCAAGATCCTCATTATGTGCCCGGCGCATCTCAAGCTCAACTGGCTGCAGGAACTGGTACGCTGGCTGGTGGTCAACCTTACCATCGGCATTACCAATGGTGACAGCCTGCCGAGCACCGACGTGGTCATCATGAACTACGAACTGGCAGACCGGCACGCTGGCTGGCTCCGGTCGGTTCAGTGGGACATGGTCGTGTGTGACGAAGCCCACTTCCTGAAGAGTCCTGAGGCCAAGCGGTCGCAGGCAGTACTGGGCTGGTGGGGCCGCTGGGACAGCAGCCGCAAGGACTTTGCCATTGGCAAGGAACCCATCTCCGGTCTCAACACCCGCAAGCGCGTGTACCTTACCGGAACCCCGATCCCGAACAAACCAGTCGAGGCCTTCGGCATCCTCTGGTCCTTGGGTATCTTCAAGAATTGGTGGAGATTCGTTAACCGGTACTGCGGAGCCATCAAGACTCAGTATGGGTGGAAGTTTGACGGCAGCAGCAATGAGGCCGAACTGCAACGGTATCTGCGGGAGACGGTGATGATCCGGCGCCTGAAGATTGACGTGCTCAAGGAACTGCCGGCCAAGCTCCGCAAAGTGGTCGAGCTTCCCAAGGAACTGATCTCGGATCTGCTGGGCGACGATGAAGCCGGGGCGGAAGAAGCCTTTGCCAAGGTGGCCGCGGTGAACAGCGAACTGAAGGACTTGGACCCGGACACACATGAGGAAGAGTACAAAACGGCTGTGGCCAAACTGGAGAACCTCATGGAACTGGCCTTCGAGACCATGTCCAAGACGCGGCACGCAGTTGCCCAGCGGATGCTACCGTCGGTCCTTGAGCACCTTGAGAATGTGCTCAGCACTCCGGGTCACAAGGTGGTTTGCTTCTGCCACCACCGCGACATTGCCAAGGCCATCTATGCCAAGTTCTCCGACCGGGCAGTCCTGGTAATCGGAGGGACTACCTCAGCGAACAAGCACATGTCGGTTGACCGGTTCCAGAATGACCCGGCAGTCACCTTGTTCGTGGGCAACATCATCGCCGCGGGTACCGGGCTAACCCTTACCGCCGCAAGCCACGTTGTCTTTGCCGAACTGGATTGGGTACCGGGCAACGTCACTCAGTGTGAGGACAGGTGCCACCGCATCGGCCAGACCGACTCGGTTTTCGTTGAGCACTTCGTAGTCGAGGGTTCAGTACAGTGCCGCATGGCCCACATCCTAGTCTCGAAGCAAAACGTGCAGGACCGCATCCTAGACATCCAAGGTACTCCGCGGGAGACCGTAGCGGTACCGGTAAACGTGCCTAGCAAGCTCACCACGGTGCTAGGACCGGAGAAGCGGGCGGAAGTACTCCGGCAGAAGGCGGAACTCACCAAGGACGAGAAAAAGGAATTGGCCCGCCTCACCATTACGCCGGCCCAGATCGACGCAGTGCACAATGCGATGAGGCGGCTAGCGGGCATGTGTGACGGTGCCAGGGAGTTGGACGGAGCCGGGTTCAACCGCTGGGATGTAGTGTTCGGGCATGAGATGGCCTCGAAGGTTTCCTTAACCGGTCCCATGGCAGTAGCGTGTCAGCGGCTGGTCACCAAGTACCGGACCCAGCTCGGGCAGGAAGCCGTTGAACTGGCTGGTGGGATCTGGAAGTAGACCTGGGAGTTGGCGGGGGGCGCAAGCCCCCGCCTCCGCAAATTCAAAAACAGCAATGCCCCGGTTGGCTGGACCGGGGCATTTTGCTGCGTGCTAGGTGACGTCTCCTCCGCTCCCCGACCCGTGCCGGGAGTTGGGGCGGGTGTTACCCGCTGCCTGGCACGAACTCTGTGCCCCATTGGGCGGTGCTGGTGACGTTCATGGCGTTGTATGCGTGGATGGGTATGCGCCAGCGGTTAATGTGCTCACCCCAGCCCTCTACGCGCTTCGCAGCGGCCTGCTCGAACCGGTCGATGGAGTCCTCGGCCATACCGGTGTATGTGATGTACAGTGGGATGCCCCATCCAAGCAGCGCCTCTAAGTTGTCAAGCATGAGGGCCGGGTTAAACTGTTTCTTGCGGGTCAGGCGGAAGTACTCATCTGGGGACCAGCCCTTGACGTTCACGGCAAACATGCAGTTCCGCTTGAGGGTTTGCAGTTGGTTCAACGTGTTTGACTGGTACCGGTGCGCCGATAGGGTCAGGTCCGAGTGGAACGCGGTTTGTTCCCTGGCGTTCTCCTTGAGGCTTTCGATCAGGGCAGGCCACATTCCCATGTACAGTTCGGGTGCACCACCGCTCAGGTGGAAGGTGTCCAGCGTGTCAATGGTGTCCTGGTGCGCCCAGTTGAAGTCCTGGATGCAGGTGAACTCAGTTATCAGCCCAGCGGTACTGTAGCCGGTGTGCCGCCCCCATACGCCTTCAAGATGGATCGAACAGTAGGCGCAATCAAGGTGGCACCCGTAAAGCTGGGCAACGAACCGACGGGTGGACGGCTTCCAGCCCCAGCGTTCAACGAAGTACTCTGGGAACCGGCAAGCAATGCGAGACCGGTTAGTGTCGCACGTTCTGAATGTTGGCAGACCACGAGACAGGATCACGTCGCTGCCGGTCAAGTCGAGGCTCTGAGGGCCCCCGATGGGTACCACAGGCCACCGCCACGTTGAATTGCTCATACTACCCTCCCGCGGCTTGCTGCTCGGCCCATTCCTTATTGAGGCGTTCGCACTCCTCATAGGCAAGACGCAGCTTCTTTGCCGCTCTGCTTTCTTTATAGACTTTGGGTTCTTCAAGTCCACGCCGGTATCCCTCGACCGATGGGTCCAAGTCGGAGTTAGCGCTGAGGCCGTGCATCATTCGCCGGGTGATGTTTGCCGGCATGAAGCTAATGGTCGTGCTGCTTGCGTTGTTCATAGTTTAGTCCTTGTACACCACAGTCACCGGGACCGTGCCATACCCAAAGTTCTCGATCAGTTCTGCCTCCGGGTATGGCAACAGGGGAAGCTCGATGTCCTCATAGAACATTGGGAGCCGCTCCTTGAAGTACCGGAGCAGTGGGACGGCCAATTGCCTCATCTGTGGGTGTGCTGCAGCGTCGGCCCGCTTGTCGAAAAAGTTGTGCCAGCCCCCGAGATTCATTGTGGCGGCGATCTCGGTCTTGATCCCATTGGGCAGGAAGTACCGGGCCTGCTGAGGCTTCCAGCCCCAGTTCAGCCAGCGCAAGTACACGGCTTCCTGTGTACGGCAGTCAGCTTTGAAATCACTGCGGGTGAACAGGCCCGGCGCGAGTGGGTCATGGATGTTCACCCAAGGCGGTTCGATGAACGTGAGACCGGTGCCGCCATAGTTGCAGTAGCGGGTGGATTCCTGCAGGTAGCTGGCCATGCGGTGCCGTACCAGTTCGTGCGTTACCCCGCGGTCAGTAAC